CGAGATACTCTATGCTCCAACCCCCGGCGTAAGCCGGTCCCACTGGGATTTGCACCCCAGCGGACTTCGAGCATAGGAGGCCACCATCTAAGGTTGAGCCGCCACGGTTTGTCTCCAAAAGGGACTCTCCAGACGCGCCGCAACCGGTAGTTTATCAACTGCCAAGGATGGGGTTACGCGTAAGAGGCTCTGCCCTCAACCTCTGGTTGGAACCGCCTTCTGGGATCTACCAAGTACCCCAGTAAGGAGAGGAACCTTCCTTTGGAAGAACAGAGCCCTATACTGACTTACCTCCAGCCTTAGTACCCTTACGGGGCTTTGGCTGTTTACGGCGATCGCCGCGGGTCGGGGTGACTTCGTGGTTCTGGATAAGATCCACCAAGGATTCCTCCTTGATATCTCCCAGAGCCATTCCACGAATGTACTCGATTCCGCGACACATCGCTGTGAGGTGATTAAGTATAGTTACCTTCGCGCTAGCCATGGTCTTGCTTTTCCTAGTAGATAAGACCGCAAAGGGATCGAGGAAAAGGCGTACCTCCAAGTGTAATCACTGGAGCATATCGTCCGATTCCCGTACCCGATGCGCCTTATCGAACTCCAACTGCAGCTCTGCGATATTTCTTCGCAGGACTGCAAGAGGAGGCAAGGAAGGCAGTATCGATTGGGCATCCACCCCCTCAGGAACCAGCGCCGCGAGTTTAGGACTTTCCAACTGGAAACGTCTTAACGCGTGGAGCTGATTCTTGAGCGCAGACTCTAGGACCCTAGCTTTGCATTCGTTTAATAGAACGGCGAGGGTGTTAACCCGAACCGTCCTAGGCCACGAAAAGCAACCCAGGATCCCTGGTATAAGCATGAGTCCGAGTTTCTCGAACTTCATATGCCGAACCAGCCTGCTGTCTTCGCGAGAAGGCAACAGGTAGACCTTCCAAGCCTTTTCCGAAAGGCGCTCGCTGAGCGCCCCACGGCCAAGGACATGGAAGAGGTCTGCGAGCAAGCCCCGGGATACCTGGAACGGACGCAGCGACCAGCGCTCTTCGATACCCTTTATCCAGGCTACTACACCCCAATAGGATACGGCCTTAATAAGCTTGGTGGGGACTACGTCCTTGCCCATGCTCTTTATACGTCGTTCCGAAAGGAATGTAAGTGCCTCGTAAAGTGCACCGAATGTTGCGCCGGACACCTCCTCGCCCTTGCATATCCATCTCTTCGCAAATTCATATGTGTCTTGCGACACGTGTGTCTTTGTCTCTGAGAGTTCAATGCCTAGCTGAGCTATAATAGCCCGGTACTCCGCGGCGACTACGTCGTTAGCGATAACGATGTCATCTCCGAGGAGTGCATAGCGACTAAAGTGAAGGCTTTCGCCTGCACGTTTAGCAGCTAAACGGACTACAGCATGGTGAGCTATCGCAAATGTAGCCCAAGAAGAATACGCCCCCATGGGTTGGCCGCAACCGTACATTACTGTATCGGTCCGGTTACCCCAGGAGATTGTAAACTTCCGGTTACAAATGAGACGGCGCCATGCGGCCGCCCACTCAACAGACCCTACCATCTGCGCGAGTATCGCTTCTTGTGTTTCCACAGGAAAACGATCCGTTGCAGCGGTAAGATCTAGAGAATGGAACGGCCCCAGCTTAGGTAGGTGAGTTCGGAAACCTCCTTGGTTAAAGGTCATATCTGGCTTCAGGCGCTTCAAGAATGCCATTTCGGCTTCGTGTAGCGGCTTCAGCACAGATTGTGTCCAATAATCAAAGAGCGCCACAATCCGTGTCTTGGCCTCCTTGTCTCTGACTAAGCCCAATTTCGCGCTTCGTCCTTTCGGACTAAGCTTGAAGTGGGCCAGCCAGGTGAGGGGACTGAGGGTGCGAATGGTTTCAATCGATTGGATAACCTCATTTCCTCCTAGGATTCTCAGCTCGCTAAGCTGATCCTCTGTAAGGAGTGAGGCATCCTCGATAGATCCCACCAGCGCCTGTGCGTTGGGACCAGCCTTGGTTGTGACGTGACACTCAGACCATTCGGTCTGAGGGAGCTTCCAGCCTAACTCCTTCACCACGCCTACAAGGTCGCTTGTCAATAACGACAAGTCATTGGCCTTAGTAGGGGTGATGATTGGAGTCAGGTCGGGGCTCTTCCAACCTGGTAAGATTCTGGACACCCCCAAAAGGGTGAGACCCAGTCTTACACAGGGCGGATCACGCTCACGAAACAGTGGGTTGAGGATACCCCCTTTCGGGAGTCCCTCTTCCAACTGAATCCCAAGACCTGGTGTAGACCCAGAAAAGGGTTGCCCACAAAGGTAGCGTGTGTAACACAACCGAAGTTCTTTTACGAACCCGATCGTGTCCACCGTTCCCCGCGTGAGTGCCCTCTTTTGGACTACTCCAACCCACTCATGGATCAAACCAACATGGTGGTCCAACTTTAGAAGGTGCCTATTCAAGAAGGTTGTTACCAACTTGAAAACAGCTATTCTAAGTTTTATCATCATGTTGTTAGTGGTTGTTCCTAACTCTACCAGAATTCTCCGAGGAACGAAGAACTGGACAGCATAGGTGCTGAGGAAAGGCCCTCCGGCAGGCTCACGCCACGCCGTAGGACGCCGCTCCGTTCCCGGATTAACGTCCTCCTCGTGAGGAC